GTGCTCCGCTGCGGCGTCGTGATCGGGCGACAGGGTTTCGGTTTCGGTTCCGGTCGCACTGGATTCGCTCATACGCCCACCGCCTGATCCCAGACGTCCACTTGTAACCGCGGAGAGAAGCGCCAGCCACGCTCCTTACAGATCGCCGCCACCTTCGGCGAGGACGCGCGTAGCTGCGCGCGGGTCGCGCCGGCTGGCATGAGCTGCACGCGCTCAGGGTTGATCGAGAACCGATCGATTAGCGCGTCGATCTCGGCGAGACCTGGATCATCGGGACCGGCGAGAACGAACTTCCAGCTCACGCGCTCCTCACCTGTGTAGGATCGAACGGCCTCGGGGCGAATCCGCTTGGCCTCGCTCATCCCCGAGTTCGAGAGCTTCAGGCTCACGTTGTACTGATCGATCCACGAATCGAGTGGCCCGGCCGTCCGGTCGATAGTGCCGTTCGTCTCGATCTCAGTAGTGAGCACGTCCGCATCGCGCAGCAGCGCCATGAGCGATAGCTGGTGGAGCATCGGTTCGCCGCCAGTGATGACCAGGTGTACCCCCCCGGATCGGAGGCGATCGAGCCAACCGCGAGCCTCCCAGTGCGTCAGTAGGTCATCGATAGTCCACTCGTCGGCGCTACGCCACGTTTCGATTGTATCACAGACCCACGTCGCGCCCGCCTCGGCGTTTGGCCCCAGCTCATCTTGTGAGCGGTCGGGATCGGGCGGCGCTCCACAGAGCAGGTTACACCCGCCAGTACGCAGGAACACCGCCGGAGTACCAGCGTGCGGTCCCTCACCCTGGATCGAGTAGAAGGTCTCAGCGACTGGTAGCGTGGGCTCCGGTGCGGGATCGGTGCCAGTAGCGGAGTCCTGGTCTGAAATGGAGTCGGTGACCTCACTCTCACCCACCGTCTCTCACCTCGGTAGTGACCGCGTACTTCGCCGTCTCGTGCAGCGTCAGTCTGACCTCCTGAACCGCGTTGTGCTCATCCGTTAACCGGTGGGCCATCCACCAGACCAGGGTTTCGCACGTCGGGTCGGTCTCGAAGGTGTGGACGCGATCGGTGGCCTGCCCCTCGACGTCGCCGGAGGCGAGCACGTCGGCGAGGGGATCATCCTCGTACAGCAGCACCGCGTGATCCACCGTGTCGAGCGTGGCGCGGAGGTCCTTGAGATCGACCGGCATCGCTCCGGTAGCGCTCTCCAGATCTAAGTTGGTACTCGGCTCTGGATCCATCATGGAGACGACCGCTGTGAGTTCCCAGCGTAGGTTATGACCGTGGACGCTCCCGCAGGCTCCATCGTACTCGAACAGTCGGTGGGCCGTGCTCGTGGTTTGATCGACGGTGAGCACGCGCTCGTCTGGATCGAGACCGGAGTCAGTTGGCATACTCGATCACCTCCCCAGCGCCGTTGATCCGGAACGCTGTCTTCCGCATGAAGCACGGCCCGCACTCCCCACAGTGGAGCTCGCCGTCTTCGTAGCACGACCAGGTAAGATCGAGTGGCGCACCGAGATCGAGCCCCCGCCCGACGATCTCGTGTTTCATCAGGTTGCCCACCGGCATCGATACGTCTACGTGAGCGTCCGCGGCCGTCGCGTAGGGCAGCACGTCGGCGAAGCGGTCGATGAAGGCCATCTCGTTGTCGGGGAACGCGCCGGCTTCCTCGAGATTGTTCCCGAGAGCGAGGACGTCGTAGCCCTGCGCTTCGGCGATACCGGTAGCGACCGAGAGCATGAGCAGGTTGCGAGCGGGCACCCACTCGTGCGCGAACTCCGCGCCCTCCTCGCCACCGGCTATCGCAGCCGCCTCCTCGCTGGCAGCGTCACCGTTGCCAGCCAGCAGCGCCGAACCGCCGATCATGTCGTAGACATCGGTATCGGCGACCAGCAGCGGGACGCCGAGACGGTTCGATATTTTCTCGACTGCTGCGCGCTCGGAGGACTCCGAGCGGTGGCGATAGGAGAAGTGCAGCAGCGTCACATCGTAGCCCTCGGCGAGCATCTGCGAGGCGACCGTCGTGGAGTCCAGGCCGCCCGAGGCGATGACCAGCGCTCGCGCGCTCTCGCTCCCGCTCTCATCGTCGCTCTCGGACTCTTCGTGCCTCGAGGCGTGGCTGTCGAACGCCGGCATCGGCGTCGGTGGAGCGAGCGATCGCGTGCGGATCTCATCGGCCGTAATCGTGGTCAGCGTGTAGGGGTCGATCGCGCGCGTCGAGACCTCGCCCGCGTAGAGGCCGTCCTGGTCGGGCGGGAGCGAGGCGCGGAGGTAGCGCTCCGACGATGAGAAGTAGAGCGTCCCAAGGTGGTCGTCGTGCATGAGCGCGAGGGGCTTGTAGTTGCACGCCAGATGGAGGCGATCGGGGTGCTCGCGGTCGAGCACCGCCAGCGCGTAGGAGCCGACCACCTCGTTGACCAGGATGTCGCGCAGGTCCTCGTCGCTCCCGTCCCACGTCGCGGCGAGCAGGCAGGGCAGGACTGCCGTATCGATCTCGCTCACTGGATCGAGGTCATACGCTTCGCGCAGCTCGTCGTCGTTAGCGATCGTCCCGTTGTGACTCACCCAGTAGCGCCCGCTCGGATCGGGGAAGGGCTGAACGTCGCTATCCGGGTCCTTCTGCTCGACGTACTCAGTGGTCGGCTCCGCGCGGTTGTTATTGACGATCGCCCTGGCAGCAGTGAACCCGAGCGCTCCGGGCTTCGTCGAGCCGGCAGCCCGGAGCGGGGCAGTCGCGTCATCGGGGTGGCCGACCTCGCGATTGAGGCCGACCCCGCCCTCGGGAGTGATGCCGACGTACCCACAGGAGTCGCGCCCACGGTCGGCGGCGGCCTCGATCACCGTTGCGAGACGTGAGAGCCTGGCCGGAGCGCGGTCGTCGGGAGGGTGTCGAACGAACAGTCCGCTGATCGAGCACATGACAGTATGCGAACTACCCGAGCGACCGAGGGTAAATATTGTGAGTCTAACGGTGCGAATAAAAGGCGTAGGGAGGTCGTAACTCCGGCAGCGTTGGCGCTCCGGTTAGGTAGTGTCGCCCTGCTCGTCGTCCAGCACGGACGGATCGGGACCGACGATCACACTGCTGGTCGCGGTAGTATCGAAGCGAACATCGCAGGAGCAACAGCGGTACTCGCCGGCTACCGCGTCCGCGCCGACGTGTCCCACCGCCTCGGAACCACACAACGGGCATGGAGGCTCCGGCGAGGCATCACCCCGATCGCACGACGGATCGTTACCCATCGTCGGCGGCGCTGTCCTCGGTGGGACCGGAGGCGTCCGAGAACAAGAAGCGCCCGGCAGCCTGGTCGCCGGTGAGCGTCACCTGATCCTCGTCGACGTCGGCGAACAGCGGTGCCTGCTTGTCGGCAGACTGCTGGTCGGGTGCGCCAGTATCGGCGCGATCATCGACGCCGAACTCGCTGGCAGTAGGCCGATCGGTGACCGACTCGGGATCGCCCGGATCGACTTGCGCTCCGTAATCGGTGAGCGAGCTTGGTGCGTCGGTCGGCGCTTCGACGGTCGCTCGACCAGCACTATCGACGGCGAACTCGTGCTGCACATCGATAGCGGGGTGTGACCGATTCCCCTCGGCAGTGGTATCGGTGTCCTCATCGCCCTGGGCCATCAGCTCTCGACCTCCTCGGAGGCGGAGTCGGCGTCGGCATCGGTGCTCGCCTGCTCGCCGGTGGCGTCATAGCGCTCGCGGCGGACGGAGCACTCGTCGAGCGAGCGGTGGGTATCGACGTGGTTACAGACCGTGCAGCGATAGATCTCGCGCGTCGATCCGCTGGGGTACTCGACGGTCTCGACTTCGTAGTCGTGGCGCGTCTCGGCGAACTCCGCCCGGCTCATCTCCGCGTCCTCGCCCTCGACGGGCAAGCCGTCGAACGGGTGGGTGTAGAGTCGCATTAGCGGTCACCCCCTACTTTGACGAGCGACACCTGGTGCCCGAGGTGGTGCCCGCGGTGGAACGATGCCTCGCGTCGGCTTTGCGCGTAGCGACCGGGTTCGCTCATAGTCCACCCGCAGTCGTCACACCGTGCCGTCCAGCGCGTTCGACCCATCACGCCACCTCCAGCTTATGCTCGCGCTCGCGGGTGCGTGCTCGTGGCTGCACCGCTGCGAGCCACACGTCGTACTCATCGATCTCAGCAGCGGCGCACCGCGTCGCGTCCATGCACGCCGGGCAGGGGAGGCGTGGGCCGAGCGGGCCGTCACACCGCGAGTCGTTATCGGTGGGACAGCCGTGTTCCGCAGCGAAGCGGGCAACCTGTGCGACCGTCCGGGTCACGCGCTGGTCGGGGTCGATCAGGGCGACCAGCGAAGCGCGCAGCAGGTGCTTACAGCCGAGACCGCGATACTCGCAGTCGGGGCAGGTACACGCGCCGGTTGCGAGATCGACGCGGTAGGTGTCGGTCTCGCTGCCGTCGCCGGTCGCGGCGACATCCACCAGGCCCCCCGCGTCGGGGGTGGGAACGACAGCGAGGATCGGAGCCTGTAAGCAGGCGCGCTCGTAGCGGCCAGTCTCGATCGCGGCGGCGGTCAACTCGGAGTGCTCCGGGGCGAGCTGTGGCTCACTGGTCGTGGTTGTCGGGTCGGACGATACAGCGTCAGCTTCTTTGTCGGGGGTTGTGTTCGATGCCATGCGTACCATTCCGCTGAAGCGAGGCGCGACCCGGACGGTGCGTCACCACCGTCCACGCAACTCTCATCGGCGCGCGCTGCACTGTACGGAGAGCTGGCTGGCCGTCCATCGCTTCGCTAGCAGTTAGTGCCCCGTTATGGATAAATGTAGGGCATAGCGATAGCGGTCGCGGTGCCGGTGCACACCTATCGCTCGGCGATCGGCGCGTGCTGCGCGGGCCTACCCTGTTAGGTCATCGTGGAGCGCTTCGAGCGTATCGAGTTCGTCGGCGAGTTGCGCGCGCTGGTTGGCATCGAGATCTGTATGGGAGCGCGCTAGCGTCAGTTCATCGATCGCGGTAGCGAGCCGGTCGTCGGGGGCGGGAGGAGAGTACGCCGATCCCATGGCCGCTGGTTCGGCGGGTTAGTCGATAAATACGGGGGACAGTGCTGCTGGGATAACGTCTGACGGACCCGAGAATTATACGATGCGGCCGTAAAGGTGGCCTCACGGGCCGCGAGGAAGGTGCCGATGCACCCCCTGGTACTGTCGGCGTGGATCGGCACCGACACGTAGGCATCTCACCCCGTCGCCTCGCGGTTCCGAATCACCACCTTCGAGGAGCGGCCGGTCAGCAGGTGTCGTCTCCGGTCGATCAGAGCACGTCCGACCGGAGGTCTTCGATCTGGTCGCGACGGCTCTGCTGCTCGATGATCTGTTCGAGGCCGGCGATGTTCAGCGAGTAGGCCTTCTTCCGGCCCTGTTTGTGCTCGGTGAGGATGTTCTGCTCGGCGAGGCCCGAGAGCACGGAGCGGACGGTGGTTTTGCCCGCATCGATCATCGGAAGCACGTCATCAACCGTCTGGGGACCGTCGACATCGGCGAGGTAGAACACGACCTTCCAGAAGTGCTCGTCCGAGCGGTCGGCCGACTCGGCGACAGCGGTGATCTGCTCGCGGACCGGATCGCTCCGGATGAACTCGACTCGCTCAGTGAAGTCCTCCGAGACGACTGAGGCGCGCTCGCGTAGCTGTTCGTTCTCCGCTTGGAGGTCTTCGACCGTCTCGCTCAGGTCATTGACCTCCGCCTGGAGGGCATCGCGGTCCTCGCGTACGGCGTCGAGCTCGTCGGTCGTCCCCTCGGAGGTGACCGGGTCGAACTCATCGGGACCGAAGCGCCGGAGAACGGACTCGGCCTGCTCAACGAGATCCCCGCGCAACGATTCGAGGTCGCGCAGCGTTTCGAGTTCGGCTTCCAGTTGCTCTATCTGCTCGCGCTGCTCGGTGTGCTCCGCGCGGGCCTCCTCAAGTGCCTGCGACGTCTCCGATAGCTCCTTTTCGAGCTCGGCGCGCTCGGCGCGCAGCTCCTCGACCTGCTCGACTAGCTCCGGGGCCTGCACCTCCTCGGCGATGCTCCCCGAGACCTCGCCGGACTCGGCCATGTCGAAGAACTGCTGCATCGCGCGAGCGAGGCGGTTGTCGTCCTCGCGGGCCTCTTGAAGCTGGTCTACCCGCTCGGCGAGACGTTCGCGTTCGCTGCGTAGCTGGTCGATCTCGGCTTCCCGCTCGCTGCGCTGTTCGGCGTCGGCTTCGACTTCCTTTTGGAGCTCGGCGAGGATGGCTGCGAGGTCCTCGTCTGGATCTGGCAGGCTAAAGGTCTCCTCGCGGGGGTCGGGCGAGCGGCGCTTGCGAACGTCGGTCGGGCCGACGAGCGCGCCATTAGTGATCGTCCGACCACGCGCCATGATATCGCCGACGTCCAGGGCGAGCAGCGTGCTCGCCTCGCACTGGAGTGACTTCGCTGCGCGCTGGGCATCGTCGCCCTCGAGACCGTGGGCGATCCAGTCCTGGCAGAGCCGAATCACGCCGTTGTGGATGAACGCGCGGCGCTGGTAGCTCACGACCGTCGAGATCCCGAGGTTTCCCCCCTCGGTGGCAGCGCGGATCAGCTCGCCGCGACAGCGCCGGACGTACTCGCCTTTCTCCTCGGGCTCCGATGCGTTGTCCTTCGGCGCGAGCCAGTGGGCCTCGTCGCCGACCAGCAACGAGCGGGTCCGATCGCCGGCTCGATACTTAGCGTGAGCGCGCTCGTTGAGCGACCGGAGCGCTTTCGCTGCCGCGAGGTGGACGCGCGAGCGCTCCTCAGTGGGATCAGCGTAGGTCGAAACGTCCACCAGCAGCTTCATCCCGCGATCGAGAACCCACTCGCCGACGCGCTCCAGGTCATCGAGCGAGACGGCGAGATCGATCCCCTCGGCTTGGCGTGCGCCAACCACCACGAGATCGGCGTCTTCGTGGCGGACGGGAGTGAGCGCGCCGAGGCGTTCGATCACGAGCGTCGGCAGGCCCACTCCGGCGAGGTCTTCGAGCACGACGGCATCCGTGTTCGACTTCCCCGTGTTCGAGGTACCCTCGATCGAGAGCCGAAAGTCGTTCGCGGCGACGGGATCGAACTCGATCGACCCGAGTGTGACGGTGCTGTCGGCTTCGCTCTCAGTGCTCATCGGAGTCACCGTCCTCCTCACCTGCTGGATCGTAGTGGCGCTTCGTGCTGTGGGTGTACGTCGCGTTCCGCACGTCCTGGGTCGCTTGGAGTACCGACAGCAGCTCGCGCATCACTTCACGCTCGCTCATCTCCCACCCGTCGGCCATCCCCTCGATCAGCGCCGCGGCGCAGAGCAGTTGCGGCTGGAAGGCGCCGGGGAGCCGCGTCTCGGCGCTCGTATCGAGTGCGAAGTTCACGTTCGACAGTAGGTGCTTACTGTCGACGAACACCTGGACGCTGGCGGCCATGTTCGACGGCTCATCGACCAGCGCGTCGGCGGCCTCAGCAACGCGCTCCTGGTAGGCCTCCGGGGTATCCTTGAGCTGCCACTCGACGTCGGCGCTTGGCTCACTCATCGTGGCCTCCGGAGGCGAAGCGGTCGAGATCGTCGGCTACCTCAACGGCCAGGCTCGCCGGGCGATCATAAACGAACTCTAGCTCGTCGCCAGCGTGCGCACCGAAGCTGGTCGTCTCGCCGTCTACCTCCTGGGTGAGGGTGACGGGCGACTCGACGGAGTGCTCACCTTTTTTCGGTGTCGGGTCGTCGGTGGGGCGATCGAAAAAGCGATTCAGGCGATCCTGGAGCGCGAGCAACTCCGCACGCTCGCAGGGGATCACGGGGGTTGCCTCCCGGTCGTCGGGACTGAGCACGAGGCCGTAGTCGTGGCGCGCCTCCGCGCCGAATGACTGGGGGAGCGCGACCCCGAACAGTCGGTGCTCGTCTGGATCGAAGTCGAGCGGCGCGCGCTCCTCGTGGTCGGTGTCAGTAGCGGTCTCTGCGGTGCTCTCGCGGTCGGGGTCGGATCGTGGATCGTCGGTCATGGTAGGTAGGTCATGGTAGGTCGGTCGTGGGTCGGCGGTCGGTGGTCGGTAGCGGTGAGCCGGTGCCGTAGGCGTCTCGCGGTCCGAGAGGGTTCAATAGAGCGGGCTACTCTTCGCTGGGGAGCACTTCGTCGTGCAGATCGGAGAGCTGGTCGCGACGCCGACGCTCGACCAGCGAGAGCCGACGGTCTGACGTACCGAGTAGCGCTACGAGGGCAGCGGCGTGCTCGTCGCTCGCTCCGCAGTGATTGTTCTCCCATGCGGCGACAGCGTTGTGCGTCACATCGAGCCGGTTGCCGACATCAGCTTGCGACCAGCCGCGCGCCTCGCGACGCTCGCGGAGCTCGGCACCCAGCGGCGGGGTGGGGTCGGGATCCTCAGACATCGCTGTTTTCGGTCCGGTTGCCGATGATCGCGACGATTTCCTCAGCGCCACCGACCCGCGCGCGCGCCGATCGTAAGAGGTTGTCGACGTTCGACGTGCTCGTGTTCATGCGGTCGGCCGCTTCCTGCCGGCCGACTCCGTGGATCTCCCGGAGCGCGTAGGCAAGCGCTTGGCGCTCGCCGACGATTCTCGTCGTGGCGAGGCGGTCGGCGTCCGCTCGAATCCGGTCAGCGACCCCTGGCTTCGAATCGACCCCGTTCATCGGGGCTCGAAGACTGCCTTCTCGGGGCTGCCGTGGACTTTCTCAAACTCAAAGTTCTCGATGACCTCGGCGACGAACCCGAGGTCTTCCATCCGGCTGAGTGTCTGACCGGGAGTGACGACGACCCGTTCGTCGCTGTGCGCGAGTTCGTACCCTACATCGACGAGGGTTTTGCCGTCGGCTTGGTGGATGTCGTTAGCACGCAGTTCCTCGGGGACGGCTGTCGTTTCAGTGGTGTTGTGGTCCGTCATGGTCCGTCTACACCGCACCCTAAGAGGTGCAACCAGTTAAACTTGCCCCTATAGAAATGCAAACCCAGGTCGCGGGGGTTAGGAAGCCCCCCAACCTACTTTGCTCGCGCTGACGCGCTCGTTTCAGGGGTCTTCGGAGTCCGCGCCGAAGCGGCCTGCCTGCGCGTACTCGTGTGCCCGGTTCACGATCTCGGCGTTGGTCACGCTCTCGCCCACTATGCGTAGGAACTTCTCGTCGCCCTTGTCGCCGCGTTCGAGCATCACGTCGAACAGGTCGGAGAGCAGGTCGAAGCGAACCTCGTCCTGCACTCGATCGCCGTGGGCGCGTTCCGTCTCGATCCGCAGCAGGCGCGCTTCGGGGAAGTCGTACACGTCGCTCGGCTCGTTACGCGCGGAGCCGACGTACACGCACGTCCACACCGTGTCGCTCGCGGTAGCGTAGAAGCGCGTGTTGCCGTAGTTCTCCAGCAGCGCGTAGCCCTCGCGCTCGACCCACTCGTCTGCGCGGTCGGCGGCCTTCGCCTGCACCTGCATCGGGCGGCCCTGCGCGAGATCGAGCACGACGTCTCCTGGCTCGATCAGCAGGCGACGCCGGCTCCACGAGCCCGTACAGGCGACCTGCCGA